TCAATAATAATCCAAAATAAACTAAGGGGAGGGTTAATCCTCTCCTTTTTTATTATAAAATAATAACATAAAAAAATAAAAATTTATAAATATGCCTTGTACAACTTTACAATCATTATCTAAAGCTAGTTGCGAACCAAATAACATTGGTGGTATCACAGCTTTATATATAATGGACCAAGAAAATATTGCTTCAACTGGTCTGACAATCACTTTGTCAAGTAATACCATTACTGCAATTGTTCCAAATCCAGGAAACACTAAATTCGCTACTGTTGACTTTAAAAGAAACGTAGGAAATTTCACAGTTGAACACGTTGAAGATTTGGTTACTGGAAATGGTAACTATAAAGCAACAATCAACATTACATTAAACAGACGTGAGGGTGTCAAATCTCGTTCATTACAAATTCTTGGTGAAGGACAGAGATTCCTTACAATTATTGCTTTGGGTGCTGATGGTACTTATACTCATTTTGACTTTGCACAATTAGCAAGTGGAAGTGAGAATTCTGGAACAGCAAGAGCTGATGGTACCAACTACACACTTGTGTTTATGGCAGAGCTTAATCAAAGACCTTACTTTGTAGCACCTGGTATTATGCCAGCATTGATTGCCTAATAATAATCATTATTAAATTTAAAATTGGAGAGCTAAATACTCTCCTTTTTTATTTAATTTTTTTAAAATACAATAATAAAAAAAAGATTATGATTTACATCAAAAAAAATCAATTAAATAAAGTAGTGCTTACCCTAGATGAATCATCTAGTTTGCTTACACCTTATTATCTGTTTCAATTTAAAAATGAATATCAAATTAATTCACCTTTTATTTATTGGACAACTGATGATTTGAGTGGTAGTCAAAATAGGTATAATTTATTTAATTTAATTGAATCATCAACTGGTAGCACCAGTGGTGGAACAAATGTAGCTTTATCACTTATACCTGGTCAATACGAATATAGAGTATACGAAAGCACTGGTAGTACTATTCAACTAAGTGCAACAACTGGAAGAATAATTGAAGAAGGAAGAATGGTAGTGGCTGCCGAAACAATAACAACAACAAAATCAATTTATAGATAATTATGGGATTCTTTAATTTTTTAAATAAACAAAAAACAACAACACAAGTAGAAGTACAACCATATCAAAATAATGGTATGGCATTCAGTACTCCATTTGGTAAGATTGGTAAAGGTGACTTATCTCTACCTTACATCAAAGGACATAATCAAGAACAATTTGTCAGATTTGGAACTGATAATTTATTCCCTCAAATCATTAACCAATTATATCACCAATCTCCATTGAATGGTGCTATTATAAATTTTAAAACAAATGCAGTTGTTGGTGGTGGTTATAGCTTTATCAACAATACAAATGTAGGAAAAGACTTGGTTGCACAACTTATCTTTGAAAAGAAAAACAAACTAAAAAAACTGGTAAAACAAATTACAAAAGATTTTGTTATGCATAATCGTATTTGTATCATTGTTAACAAAAAAGAAAATGGTGAAGTGTCTTTCAAGCGTGTAGGTCCAGAAAAAGTAAGAAACAATTCAAACCTTACCTTGTTTACAGTTTGTGATGATTGGGCTAGTGGTGGTCATAAAACATACTTAAAAGCTTATGATTCAACAATAATTGGTGAATCTTTATATGAGTATTCTTTAGTAGGTGATGCTGGTCAAGATATTTATCCAATCCCATCATACACTTCATCATTCAATTCAGCTTATTTATCAGCAGAGATTCCTTTGTTGCAAAAGTCTTCAATAATCAATAGTATTTTTCCTTCATTTATGCTTACAATGGTTAAGAAATTTGGTAGTGATAAAGAAGCAAAACAATTCAAAGAACAAATTGATAATGCAAAAGGTGCACAAGAAGCTGGTAGAATCCTTGCAATGGTTGTAAACAACCCAGATGAGGTACCAACACTTACTGCAATACCAATCAACAACAACGATAAACTCTTTACTGAAACAATTGAGAATGCAAAAGCTGAAATATGCTTCAGTCATCAGATTGATGCAATGATTATGGGAGTTAGAGTTCCTGGTAAATTAGGTAGTGGTGCTGAGTTACCAATTGCTTATTCAATTTTTGAAAAAAATGTTGTAATGCCTTTGCGTAATGACATTGAAGATTTCATAAATGATTTATTGCTTATTGCAAATGTACCAGGACAAATAAAAATAAATGACTTTCAATTAATTGAAGGTGAATTAAAAGATAAAACTATACTATAATGATTCCAAACTATACTTACTTCGTTACTCAAACATTCTTACAAGAAAATGCAATGTTTGCTGAAAATATTGATGCATTGGGTTATACTCCACTTGTTCAAGTTGCAGCTAAGTCATTCCTTAAACCGATTTTAGGTACTTATTTTTTTGATGATTTATTGGTTAAATGCAACAACCAAACACTATCAGCAAACGAAGAAATACTGGTTGAAAAGATGCAATATTCAATTGGATGGAGAGTTGCTGCTGAGGGTGTTATTAGCCTTACATATCAATTAAAGAATAAAGGTGTTCAAACACAATCTGGTGATAATTCAGTTGCCCCAGAGGACCGTGTTATATGGAAGCTAAGCGACCATTACATTCAAAAGGCAATACTACATCAAAATGAAATTATCGAGTATATAATAGACAATTATGAGTTATTTGCAGCATTCAATAATCCATTAAATTATGATTCAACCTTGACAAACAGATGTCACAAAAATAATAATGGTGGAGATTATCAAGAAGGCACTGGCCTTTACTTTATCTAAATGAATAACAATAAAAAAATACACACACACCTAATGAAAACACTTATATTTGGATTGCTTGCAAGCACACTTACACTTTTAATACCAATAACACCATTTATTTACCTTGTAGGTTTATTCATACTTCTTGATACATTTGCAGCTTTGCTTTATGCCAGAGCCAATAGAGAAAAAGGGGTTGCTTGGTATAAATCAGATAAATTCTTTAATATTGCAGTGAAGGTTACATTTTATGCTTTAGCGATTCTTGCAAGTTATGGAGTTGATATGATTATCTTGGGTGGTACTAGCGTATTTAATGTTAAATTACTTGCAACAAAAGTACTTACAATTCTATTTTTAACAAACGAAATGATTTCAATCAATGAAACCTATGAGAAACAATATGGTGAGAGTATACTTACAACACTTAAAAGGTGGATGAAGAAAATGAATGGATTTAAAAAGGATTTGAAAGGTTTAATAACGACAGACGATAAACAAGATTAAATATGGATAGCATTACTATTACAAGAATACAGCAAGCACATCCTTCAATTAGAACAAAGTTGCTTGAACAGTATAAAGAGATAAATAATCAATTACCTAAAGGTGTACGATTGAGATTTGCTTATGTGTATCGTACCGCAGCTGAACAACACGCATTGTTCTTACAAAAACCAAAAGTAACAAACGCAGATTCTTGGCAATCAATTCATAACTACTCTTTGGCATTTGATATTGTATTGCTTTATGATGATAACAATGATGGTAAATTTGAGAGAGCTAGTTGGGAGTTAAATGAGCATTGGATGAAAGTAACAAACTATTTCAAAGCAAAAGGATGGGAATGTGGTGGCGACTGGAAAAAGTTTAAAGATGCTCCACACTTTCAATTAAAAAAACCAAATGGTACTTCATATAAATGGCAAGAATTAAAAGCAAAGATTGATTCTGGTGATATAATAATTGATAATGGAATTAAATACCCAAAGTTATGAGCAAATTAACACTTACAAAAAGAAATTACAAAGAATATTCAATAGCTAATGTATCAAGTATGTCTCCTCAAGCATTTGGAGAGCTTTTAAGCAACGAATTGTATTCTATGGTATTGGTAGATGTATTAAGCATTTTAATGCAGCATTTCAAAGATAAAGAAGAATACCTTTACTGTTATCACGTGCAGAGTTGGTATGATGAACATAATATTATTTAAATAAAAAAGCCTCTTTAATTAGAGGCTTTGTTTTTTATTAACATTTTTATTTTTTCGTCAATAAGGATGATTAGGAATATAAGTAATAGTGTCATAGTTATTCTGTTATTAAGTTTTGTAATCTTTGTGTTAGTGTTGTGGTTCTACTTCTAAATGCTCCGTTAATTTTGCAATTTATAAAATTCATTTCAACTAGTTTATCTAAGCTATCAATTACTTTCTTTCTGCTTATTCCAGTTGCTGATGCGATTTCGTTTGATGTAAGTGAACATTCATTGAAGAATAGGTTATCGTTGATTGTTAGGATAATAATTTTATCATTAGCTGATAAATCCTTTTGTTTTAATAAGTTTTTCATTTTGTGGTTATTTAATTTTATTATTATTTGTGGTTTTTTTTGGTCTTAGTGAGAGAGGTAATAACCACTAAAACCTCTCTCGACCATTTGCCGTTATGTCAGCGGCTATATTAATAAATATCTGCTACCTAGAGTAAAAGTCGAACTATAATGTTAAGAAATTGTTAAATATTTAAACTTATGTTTTTTAATAAATGTTTTACCTTCTAATATTCTAATCATTAAATTAACTTGTATTTTATTTTTATTTGCAGCTTCTTCAATAGTAAAATATGTTTCTCCAGTCAATTCATTTATCACTGGTTTATTTACAATAATATCAATTAATTTTTTTTGATTATTAATTCTACCAGTAAATTTATATCCATTATTTTTATTAACCAAAATACCAGTATTATTATTTATTCTACCATACTTTAATATTAATTCTCTTTCTAATTTGAATGCTTCATCAGATGTTAAATTGGTTTTAATTATTTCAACAGTATAACCATTATTTGCTTTACTCCACCATAAGGCTAATCTACCTTGAGTATCGTATGGTCTAGTTTCTAAACCGCAACCAACATAAAAAATATTATCTTCTAAATCTTTATGTATATAAACACATTTTATCATATATTTTTATATTGTCTTGCTTCGTGATAATCGTAAGCTAATCTATCAAGTATATGATATTTTATTCCTTTTACAACTATATAACTTATATTTGTTTTAAGTTGTTTACTTATGTTTTGTCTGGTGCATCCAAGGAATCTGCCAATCTCAGCATAGCTATCACATTCAAATAATTGGTAATAGTCTTTTGTAATTATATATCTTTTTTTCATCTTCTTATTTTAATATTACAAAGGTACGAATAAATGTTTACAATGTCAACCCTTTGTGTTAAATATTTTTATTTATTTTTAATTGTTTAATTTTAAACAAATATACGACTTATTTTTTATTAAAGGTATATTCATATCATTTATTTTTTTATATGGCCGCCATGGCGGCCAAAATCACTATCCTTAATCGTTAGTTAGTTACTTCATCTTTATATTTATTGAAATATTTTTCCATATCAATATCGAAAGAAAGTGGTGTATAGCATCTATTTAATTCTCTAGTAATAGAATTATAATTTTTTATAACATCCCATACTTTTAGATGTCTATTCTTAATATTAAAACCTCTATAAGTTATTGTTGAATATGAATTATCTTCCATTTCTGACTCTATTTCTTCTTCTTGGATATCTTGTGTCATTTTATTTTTTTCTTCCTTTAAATTAGCTAATTTAATATCTTGGTTTATATCTTTAACATAGTCTTTAAATTCTGGCCAATATGTTTTAATTGTACGTAATGACATACCAATTTCTGTTGCAATATTAGCTGCTGTTATTTTAGTTGGTTTAGACCATCCTTCAATTGCTTGGTAAATTAAATCTTTTGTTTTATTTTGTTTAAGTAATCCTATTTCTTTATTCATAATAATTCTTTTTTCTTCTTTTGTTATGTTATAATTAATATCGTTGAATATTATTTTTCTTAATTTATTTGGTACCAATGGAAATTCACCTTCTTTTTCTAATTGTTTAAATAACATTGAAACTATTTTATTTATTGATTGTGTTGTAAGTTGGATTGAAAATACACCTTTTATCATATTAACACTATCTAAATAGCTAAATACATTTGATTCATCGATGCCGATATTCATTGATATGAATTGTCTACCTATTGAATATAAGAATTTTTCTCTTTTACCATATTCAATATTTCTTGGTAAGTTTATTTTACATACCATAATCCCTTCTGGGAATACTTGGTATTTTTCATTTATTGTTAGATAATCAAGTGCGTTCGTTGTTCTTGATAATTCTTTTTTTGTTGAATTGTTTTTCATTTTAATTTGTTATTGACTCTTTTGTTATTTCTGGTGACTCTCTGGGAGTCAACCGAGGGAGCAACCCCTCGGAACCAGATAACCAACTTATAATTGGTTTATTATAAATATGTTGATATAAAGCAAAGATACTAAAAAAGTGCAGAAATGTAAAGTATTTTTGCACTTTTTTAAAAAATATTTTATAAGTAGTTGATTAATAGTTAATTATGATTGATGTTATTTTTAAAAAAAAGTGCAATATTAATAAAGTGCAATAATGAAAATAGTGCAATCTCTAGTCATTATCTAGTTGAAATGTTTATTTAAAAAAGTGCAATCTCTAGTCATTATGTATTTGATATATTTTATTAATAAATAGTGCAATCTCTAGTCATTATCTAGTTGAAATGTTTATTTAAAAAAGTGCAATCTCTAGTCATATTTCCGT